CGCGGTGGGTGATCGATGTTCCGAAGGCGCTAAATGAAGGAAAACGCCGGAGGATGTTTTTTCGTGATCAGGCGGACGCGAATAAGGCTCACGCGGAGTTGGTTTTTTCGCTGGCTCACACTGGCGCCATCCCATCAAAAGCGGAGGCTGGGGAAACCACGGCCCATTTCGTTGCTTCTTTTTTGGCGAAGAAGTCGGTGGAGGTTGAGCCGGTCACGATGCGCCAACTCAAATGGGCTTTGCTGAAACTCTCAGAGGCGCATGGCAAGAAGCGACCGGAGGATTTGGATGCGGGGGCGATGCGGCGGTGGGTGGACGGGCTGCCTCTGACGACGCGCGGTAGATTTAATGTTTTTGCCGTGTGCCGAGATTTTTTTTCGTCAACGGCCATGAAAGGGCGTGTGGGCCAGAATCCGTTTTCTGATGCGCCGCCGAAGAAGGACAAGGGCGCACGGCTATCGATCCTTTCCGTAGATCAGATGAAGGCTCTATTGGCCCACGATTGGCCGGATTGGTTCAAGGCATGGTTTGTGGCGGGGGCTTTTGCTGGACTGCGGACGAGGGAGATTTTTTCAATTCCGGCTTCCGCGATTGATTGGGAATACGAGGAGATCGTGATCCGCCACGAGGATGCGAAGCAGGGGGAGGCGGCGCGGCCGCGCAGCGCGAACATCTACGAGCCTTTCAAAAGACACATGCCGCGACGAGATGCTGACAAGCCTCTGGTGGATGGGTGGAGCAAAAAGCGCTGGGGTCCGGTGATAAAAGAAGCGTGCCGTGTGATCGGCGTAAATGGGAAGTTGGAATGGCCGGCGAACTGCCTAAGGCATTCGTTCGCCAGCTACCATCTCGCGCATTTCAAGGATGCGACTAAGACGGCGTTCCTGATGGGCACTTCGCCGCGCCTCCTATATGAGACCTACGCAAATCTGGTCTCACGCCGCGATGCAGCGAAGTGGTGGGAGATTTAGTTAATATCAGTGAGGTCGTGTATTTGCGCTATCCAGCCCTGCGGGAACTCTTCTTCGTCGCTGTTGAGTATCCAGAAACGGAAATTTTGGACTTTGGTTCGATCACTGCACCAACAGATTTTTTTTGTTCCTGTTCTTCGGCATCTTTCATTGCTCGAATGCAATGCGCGATGAAAGGACTAATATCAAGCTTCCCAAATTGGTGAGATTTTTTGAAGTCTGCCTGCTTTTTCTTTATCCAAGCATGCAAATCCGGGGGGATACTGATGTTTAATTTTTTAAATTTCTCACTCTCCATATCCTACTAGTAGCACCGATCTGACCATAAATCAAACAGCGCAGTAAAAATATATTTTAGCCCGCAGAGATAGTAAACAAGCGGATGTCAACAAAAATCATTGTATGGGGGAGATACCCCATTGACAATTTTTTGTTGCTTTACCGGTAGCACCAATAATATCGGTAGCACCATGCAAACCGCATATGTAAAAACGAGCGTGAGCATCCCGGCTGATCTCTTCGATTACCTGAAGACAAAAGCCGATGCGAACGGGGGAGTGCCAATAAGCCGGTTGGTGGCTCAAGCCATCCGCCAGCAGGTAAAAAAAGAAATAAAACGGGAGGGCTCGAAATGAAGCCCGGCTATCTCAAGCCCAAGGAAGCGGCCGAGTATCTCTCGGTCTCGGTATCAACTCTCTACGCGCTGAAAGGCGAGGGGATCGTGAAGTTCTACAAGCTCGGCGGGTCGATCCTGCTGAAAGTCTCGGAACTCGACGAGGCCGTCGAAAAGGGGGCACAGAAATGATCGACATCCACGACCCCGCCGCCGTCTGCCGATCCATCGGCTATTTTCTGGATTTTCTCACCCTCACCCTGCCGGTGATCTCGCTGGCACTAATCGCACGGAGGATAGCCCGATGAGCGACACAAAACAGATCGAGGCCGTCCGTGATCGAGCGGCCGCACTCCCTGAGAGTGAATGGGTGAAACAATCTTCCAAAAAGAGCCAACGTCTCGAGAGCGTTCGAAATAGCCTCTACCAACTCCTCAACAGGAGGTCCGGACAATGAGCCTGTTTTATTGCATGGCGAACGGCGTCTTTGGCCGGTTCGGGGATTATGTGTGGGCGGAATCGCTTCGTGATGCGGAGTTGAAATTTCAAAACAAGCATCACGCCTGGCCAACTTCGACGCGCCTTGAGAGGAGGGCAAAGTGAGCGATAAAGCCGCCCTCATCGCCGCTTGCCTAGTGATGCTCTCCCTCTACACGACTTTTCACCTCGGGATCGAATGCGAGCGCGAGCGCATCCGCAAAGAGCGTCGCCGTCGGTTTCAAGAAGCGGACCAAGAGAAATTTCCTCGCTGAATAAGCAGGGGATAAGGGGGGCCGCGCATCCCAAAAAACGCGGACCAACTAGAAAAACCATGAAAATAATCAAAGGCAAACAACAGCGACCACAGCGGGTGGTCATTTACGGGGTGGAGTCGGTCGGCAAGACGACTTTCGCCAGCAAGTTCCCAAATCCTCTCTTCCTTGACATCGAGGGAGGCTCGAATCACCTCGCAGTGGATCGGGTGGCGGTGGCTACTTGGAAGGAACTCGGGGAGTGCATCAACGAGGCCAGCCGGACGGATTACGAGACGATCGTGGTCGACTCTGCCGATTGGGCGGAGCGCCTAGCGGTGGAAGACCTCCTTGCCACCAATAAGAAGCAATCCGTCGAGGATTTCGGTTTCGGCAAGGGGTGGGTGATGACAGCGGAGAAGGTCAGCCGGTTCCTGACCGCGCTGGATACGCTGATCGATGCCGGCAAACATGTGGTTGTCCTAGCTCACTCGAAGGTCCAGCGCACGGAGCCGCCGGACATCCTCGCCGCTTACGACCGTTATGAGTTGAAGCTCTCCAAGCAGTCTTCGCCGCTGGTGAAAGAATGGGCGGATGAGTTGTGGTTTTTCCGATTCAAGACAAAGGCGGTTTCTCAAGACGGTGGCAAGGCGAAGGGCATCGGGGGTAAGGAGCGGGTGATATACACAACCCACTCGGCGGCTTATGACGCCAAGACCCGCAGCGGTCTCGCCGAAGAACTCCCGATGGAGTGGGAATCGGTGGCGCATTTATTCGCTACAAACGCAACTCCCAAGGCGAAGCAGCCTGCCGTTGAGATCATTGGCCGTGAGTCGGTGGCGGTCCTCGATGAGAACGAGCAAGTCGTCAACCTCTTCCTCGTCAGCAACGGATCTATTCAAGAGGGGCAGACATGGCGAGACGCCTCGCCAAAACTCCGCGAGCAGATCGTGGCGCGGCCTGCCGCTCTTGTCGCTAAAGCCAAGGCTCAAATGGAGGTGGCGGCATGAAGGGTTTAACCACAGAGGACACAGAGAGCACGGAGAAAAAGAGGCTTTTAGTTCAACTTGTATCAGGGCTTCTTGCGAGTGGTCATTATACTGACATTCATCCCGAAGATGGTGAGCCAAAAATCAAAAGTTTAGATGAAGGCGCAAGTTGGAAAGAGGATGGCTTTCCAAGAAGACGCCCATTCTTTGTTTTGGATGATGCGGAATCATTGTTAGCAGACATTGAGTTCATAGTTAAGCAGGAGGTGGGCAATGACTAAGGAAATCTCCCCATCATCCCTGCCAAAGCTGGCAGAGTGCGCGCTCTTCACGGGCGCGCCGGGTGCCAGTGCAGCGGCAGAACGTGGCACGCTCCTAGACCGTGCTTTGCGCGAGCTTTTCATTGATGACCCGACGACCTTCGACACCCTTGTAGCCGAAGACAAAAAGGCCGTCGAATGGGGCGCAAATGAACTCCGAGTACTATCCGGTGGATACCATATAGAGACCCGCGAAGAATACTTAGGAATGGAAGTGCCAGGGCTTTCCAAGCCCGGCACAGCCGATGCGGTATGTGCGCGGGCCAAGTGGGTGGCAGACATCAAGACAGGCCAAGTCAGAAATTACCGCCAGCAGCTCGCCGCCTATGCGCTGGCATGTATGCAAGAGCATTTTACAGACTCATGGACAGCTCATGTCGTCTATATCGACCAACGCCTTCGCCGCACCTACGACTTCACCCGCGAACAAGCCGAGGCCACGGTCAGCAACCTTATCATCGAAGCCTCAAGCCGCACAGCTGAGCCGACGCCTAATGAATACTGCGGGTGGTGTGCAAATGCAGACGGGTGCCGTGCTCTCGTTCGTCAATCCTCCGAGGCTTTGGCGCTCGTTCAGTCCGAAACATCCCTGACGGAGATCCGAGACCAGATCCTAGCCAATCCGGTCAGCCTCTCAGCCTTTGCGTCAAACTGGAAGCTGGCAGAAAAGCAGATCGCCGAACCGATCCTTGACGCTCTCAAGGAACGCCTCGGAGCGGGAGAGGACATACCAGGGTGGAAAGTCACCACCGGCGCTGGTCGTCAATTCGTAGAGGCCGACACCATAGCCAAGGCCTCAACCAATGTTTCAAAGGAAACGCTCATCCTCGCCCTAGGCGGGAAGATGAGCGCCGACAAATTTCGCCAGTTCTGCGTCGAGTCCGGCGCCGAAGTGGACGAATCCGCGGTGCGGTCAGGGGCACCCATAACCACCCTGCGCCAAATCAAAACCAAGAAATAATATGCCTACATATACACAATCAGAACCGCGCGAGACCTATTTCGTCGAGCCGGGCAAATACCAAGTCGAAATCACCAACGGCGTCGAAAAGATCAGTCAGGCCGGCAACCCCATGATCAAGCTCACATGCCGCGTTAAGCTTCCAGACGCCACAAACGGGCCGGAAATCTCGGAGCACCTGACATTTACGGCCAAAGCCGCATGGAAGATTGACCAAGTGCGCCAAGCACTAGGTCAGGCCGTAGTGCCAGGCGAAGACCTCACCATCGAAGCCGAGGATTTCGTCGGCATGTCGGCATGGGTGGTTTTAGGCGAAGAACCCGGCAGCACAAACCCAAATACTCGATTCAACATCATCGAGCGTTGGGTGGAAGCCAAGCAAGCCGCGAAGAAACCGACCAAGGCAACAGCAACCCAACTCGACGAAGACGGAGACGAAATCCCGTTCTGAGCATTTCCTCGCTGAATAAGCATGGGATCAAGGGGGGCCGCGCAATCCCAAAAAACGCGGAATTTTTAAAACAATGCTTCCATCCATCACCCTCCGCCTAGCCATCTGCGCGAACGATTGCCCGATAGGGCAGCGCCTCGAGCGTGGCGTGCCGTTGCCTCCCTACCGGCACACCTACGCCCTCGATGAGCAACCCCAGGCGGAGGCGGATCTCGAACTCGTCCGCGATTACGTCCAGCGGAACCATTTAACGAACAAAAAGAAGAAATGATCTTATCACCCGATTTTCCAGACCATTACAAAACCAAGATTCTGCTCAAGATGGCAGGCCACGCCGGCGTCTTTTCCCTCATCAAACTCTGGGCGCAATGCCAATTCAGGCGCACAGAACGGATTGAAAAGCCAGCCGAGATCGTGGCCGCGATAGCCGATTGGGAAGGGGACGCGGATCACCTCGAAACGGCGCTCATCGAAAGCGGATTCGCCAGGCGTGATGGGGACACCTTCATCCTCCATCAATGGGAGGACCAAAACAAGAAACTCTTCACCAGCTACGCCAACGGAAAAAAGGGCGGAAAGCCCAAAAACGAGTCACCTAAAGCGTTGAAAAAGCCAGCCGCTTTAAAGCTCTAAAATACCTAACCCTAACCTAACCCTAACCTAAATGGAACCTAACCCTAACCTAAAGCAAACCCAGCACGCCCTAGATAGATAGATAGAATATCTATTCTATCGAATAGATAGCTGCGCTCTGGCTGACGCCAGCGCAGC